CCCAACATCGAGTGGGCTGTGCTGCGGACATCCGTGTTCCCGGAATGACGCCTGACCAAGTTGTACGTACAATAATTGCAGCCCAGCTACCGTTCGACCAGATCATCCGTGAGTTCGATGCGTGGACTCATATCAGCGTGCCCAACACCATGGCGCTAAAACCTCGCCGCCAAGCACTTATCATTGACAAGGCAGGCACTCGCGCATTTGCCTAATACATGGGAAAATGAGCCATGCTGAAAAAACTCACCCTCAAGTCCGGTGTCAACCGGGAGAACACGCGGTACACCAACGAAAACGGTTGGTACGAGTCCGACAAAGTTCGATTTCGCCAAGGTACCCCTGAAAAAATAGGTGGTTGGCAACGTATTTCCGCAAATACGTTTTTGGGTGTTTGCCGCTCTTTATGGAATTGGGTGACGTTACTACCTGAAAACCTAATGGGGGTAGGTACCAACGTAAAGTTCTACATTGAAAACAGTGGAACCTATTTTGACATAACCCCAATTGCATCAAACTACACTTTAAGTAACCCATTTACTACAAATGGTACGACTACAGTTCTTGTAACTGACCCTAATGGGGGGTTTACTAACTTTGGGTATGTTATTTTCTATGGTAGTTCTGCTGTGGGCGGGCAAGTTATTGTTGGGGAGTACCGGTTAACCTATGTATCCAGCACAACTTACAACATTACGATAACTGGAATAGCTACTGCAGCAACTGGCGGTGGAACTGTTTACGCAAGTTACGAGGTGGCTCCGGGGCCTGAGAACGCGGTACCACTAAACGGTTGGGGTGCTGGTGGTTGGGGTACGGGCCTATGGGGGGTTGGAACACGTACCGCAGAATCAATCCGTATCTGGAACCAGAATAACTTTGGACAAGACTTACTGTACGGCCCGCGTGGGGGCCCCTTGTATTACTGGAATGCCAGTATTGGGTATCAACCAACAACTGCAACTATAACAATCGCAACCCCTGCAGTAGTAACAGTTTCGGGTAACTTAACAGACAAGACGGCTATAACTTTCTCAACTACCGGAGCCCTGCCTACAGGACTTTTGCCGGGGGTAACTTACTATACACGCTACGTATCTTCGACTACGTTTAACCTATCGCTTACTCCAACCGGTGCTTTAATTAACACTACTGGAAGTCAATCTGGGGTACAAAGTATATCCCCACGGGGGGTTTTATTAAGTTCGTTATCGGGAGCAAGTAGCGTACCGTTGACTCAAAATTACTTTCTTATATCAGATACCAGCCGCTTTGTAATTTGTTTTGGTACTAATGATGCGGCTAGCACAGTATTTAACCCTATGCTGGTTAGGTGGTCTAACCAAGAAAGTGCTGTTGAGTGGTATCCATCGGCCACAAACCAAGCGGGTAGCCTACAGTTGTCGCATGGGTCTAAGATCGTAACCGCGCTGCAAAGCCGTAAAGAAATTTTAATTTGGACAGACTCTACTCTGTACTCCCTGCAGTACTTGGGCGCACCTATTGTGTGGGGGTCTACTTTGTTAGGCGACAACGTGTCTATTGCGGGGCCTAATGCCGCAGCTATAGCGTCTGACGTGGTGTACTGGATGGGCGTAGATAAGTTCTATAAGTATGATGGTCGAGTACAAACGTTGCGGTGTGACCTATTACGGTATATATACAACGATATCAACTTGCAGCAAGTGGATCAAATTTTTGCCAGCACCAATGAAGGTTTTAACGAAGTTTGGTTTTTTTACTGCTCAAAAAATTCAGCCCTGATCGATAGTTATGTGGTGTACAACTACACAGAAGATAAAAACAACGGTGTTTGGTACTACGGGTCTTTAGCACGTACCGCATGGATTGATACAGGGCTTCGCAGTAACCCCATAGCTGCTACTTACGCTAACAACCTTGTGTACCATGAGTTTGGCGTAGATGATGGTACCTACTACCCAGCAACTGGCATCTCTTCCTTTATCACTAGTGCGCAGTTTGACCTTGACGACGGCAACAACATGTCGTTTGTCTGGCGTATGCTTCCTGACTTAACCTTCCGGGGGTCTACAGATGGCACTGTTCCTAGTGTGACCATGCAGCTGCTGCCGCTTAAAAACTCCGGCTCTGGGTACAACTCACCCAAGTCAGTAGGCGGTGTTACCTCTGACGCACAAGAATCGGTAACTGCGACTCAAACGTACCCAATTGACCTTGACACGTACAATGGTCAGATTAACATTCGCGTAAGGGCCCGCCAGATGGCTATAAAGATTGCATCAACTCAGCTAGGAACTCAATGGCAACTAGGTAGCCCACGCATAGATTTGCGCACAGACGGCAGAAGGTAAGCTATGTCCCAAGTAAACGTAACAGCGCCACGACTACAAAACGCTACACAAGAGTACGATGCGAGTGCCATGGATCAGTTCTTTGGTATTTTACGAAGGTACTTTACTCAACTGGACAATCGAGGCCCCATAGCCGCAGCATCGCAGTTCAATGGTAGTGCAATTATTGCGGGGCTAAGTTTTGCCCCCAACCAAGGGTCCACAACTCCTAGCTTACCCACTCAAGCTGATCTGGCCAACCTGCGCGTCGGCGACATCTACTATGACACCACAGCGGGCAATGTGCTGAAAGTGAAAGTGTAGTATGCCAGAATTAAAAGATACCAACCAAGTAGTTACGCAGCCTACGCAGCCTTTGATGCGCGTACCTGACGTTAAAAAGCCAATAGTTGATCCCAGTAAACTTGATTTTGCGTACAGATCGTACATAGGTAGCCCTGATAATCAAGGCAATACTTACACATTAAATTTTACTTATAACGGACAGCCATATACTTTTGTACCAAAAAGTGTAATGGACAAAGGAGTTTCCGCAGCTGGAAATACCACTATTTTTGAGAATTTTCTTAACAAAGATTATGTAAATAATTTTTTAGCTACGTCAACTCCTGTAGACTTATCAAATGTATCGTGGTATGGCGACTACCTTAAAAACGATGTAGGGGCATCTTCTTCCGGATACTTACTTTCCGGGAATGTAGATTTAGGCTCAAACAAAGTTTTTCAGGGCGTAAATATTTCTGGGCTAGAAGATAGACAGGGGCAGTTAGTATATCGCGTAGTTAATCCAGCGCATACAGAGAGCTATATCTCTAAAGATAACCCATCAGTAGTACAACAAATAGATGTCCAACGAAACAGCGGAAACGGATTTCTTAACCATTTGGTAGGCGCAATATCTGGAGGGCTTGCTGATTTAGATTCAAGCCTTGGGCTGTCCAAATCTGCGCCCGTAATTGTAGGTGCCGCAGCTGCATATTTTTTACCCGGCGTCGGGCAAGCGCTTGGGCAATCTTTGGTAAGCTCAGGAATTATTACTGGGGCAGCTGTCCCCTATGCCACAACTATTGGTACTGCCTTAGCTCAAACAGGTGTTAGCGTAGCCCAAGGAAAGCCCTTAGACCAAGCGCTTGGAGATGCAATTATTTCTGGGGGAATGGGAGAACTAACCAAAGCCTATGGCGCAGATGTTAAAAAAGCCATATCTGAAATAACAAGCAATCCTATTGCTCAAAACGCCATATTTAAAGCGGGTACAGATGTTGTAACCGCAGTTGCACAAGGTAAAACTGGCGATCAAATACTGAAAGGAATTGCCAATTCTGTAATATCTAGCGTAACTTCTGATGCTGCAAATTACCTTGTTAATAATATTCCTGGCATAGATAGCCTGTCTGCTAATCAACGAAAAGTAGTTACCTCAGGTGTAGCTGCATCATTAGCTGGGGGCGACGGCACCAAAGCTATGGTTAACACTGCGTTAACTCTGGGGACTAACGCGGTATTAGATACGGTAACAGGTAAGACTAAAACTTCTACCCCCGCAACAACTACTGCCGCAGAGGCAAAAGCCATATTTAAAGATCAGTTAGGGCGCACGCCTACGGCAGATGAACTAAAGGCTCTAGAGCCCTACATAGGTAAATCGGAAGCAGCGTATCAAGCTGCCGCTCAAATTTATGATCTTGAGCATACTGATGTTACTGAAGCTAAAGACTTGCTCCATGAGCAATTAGGGCGCACACCTACGGCAGATGAACTAAAGGCTTTAGAGCCCTACATAGGCAAGTCAGAATTAAACTTTACGGCAGCTGCCAAAACCTATGATGACGCGCATGCAGAGCATGACGAAATTAGAGATATATGGAAGGCGGTATACGGAAGAGCCCCGAGCAGTAAAGAAATTGCAGACTACTTAGGCAAACCCGAAGCAGAAGTTAAAACTACGCTCACTAACAATAAAACTGCTACCGCAGCGGGTTTCCCGGACTATGCTACCTACCAGCAATTTGGTGGGAACCCGAAAGCGTATGACGCTGCAGTTACTGACGCTATTGAGGCTAAGGACTTCCTCAAACTCCAACTAGGCCACTCGCCTTCAACCGCTGAATTAAAAGCGCTAGAGCCCTACATAGGCCTACCTGAATCAGTGTTCCAAACTGCTGCCAAAAATTACGATCTTGCAGATACAACTAAAGCCGAAGCTGAAGATATATACAGATCGGTATATGGTAAAAATCCAAGCAATGCTCAAATTGCAGATTACTTAGGCAAACCCGAAGCGGAAGTCACAACTGCGTTTACCAATAACCTCACTGCCACCAAAGCAGGTTTCCCGGACTATGCCACCTATCAAAAGTATGGTGGGGACCCAAAAGCGTATGACGCTGCGGCTACTGATGTTGATGAAGCTAAAGCTATATGGAAATCGGTATACGGAAAAGCCCCAAGCAATAAAGAAATTGCAGACTACTTAGGCAAACCCGAAGCGGAAGTCACAACCGCGCTTACCAATAACCACAATCAAATAGTCGCTGCCGCTGCTGGCTTTTCAGATTATGCCACCTATCAGAAGTACGGGGGGGATAAAGTTAAGTACGGGGTAGATCAACTAGACACCACAGAAAAGCAGTTCTATAACGCATTGCTTACAAGCTTTGGTATGGACCCCGCCACCGCGCTTAAATCTGCGGAGGCTATGCCTGCAAACTTTTCCGTAGATCATCTTGATGATGTAGCTAGATTTTCTCCAGCAAATGCAAAAATAATATCAGATGCCTCAGCTACATTATCTAAGTCGAAGATGACCAAATCAGACTTTGATAAATTTGAAACTATTTACAACAAGGCCGTAAACTCAGAGATAGCCTTGGGAGACAAAGGTGCTTTAAGAAATAATGGGGATGGAACCTACACTCATACAACGGGTGGCGGAGAAGTGTATTATAAAAATTCCGCTGGTAAATGGGACTCTTGGATGCCCGGAGAACCCCTACCTTCCGAATTAAAAGGAAAAACAGGTACGGGTACGGGTACGGGTACGGGTACGGGTACGGGCGGCGCAGCCACTGCTGGCGGGGGGGCTGCTGGCGGCGGTAATGACTACGGTGCTGGAACTAAAAGCACAGAACCAGATGTAAAAACCGACTCTAACACTGTTGTATTTAACTTTGCCAAACTTGCAGATACCCAAAAGCAAGGAGTAACCGATATATTGGCAAATTTTAGTCCTACTTCTGGCCGTTCATTTGGGGAATCTGGAGAGCCATCTTGGGGGCTAATAAACGTAATTGGTGAAAGTTCAAAGGGTGCACCTATTTTTTCTGATGGTCATACTGCATTTAGTTTAATCACTGTAGGTGATGCAACTGTACCTGTTAAACCTAATGACGCCGATAAATTTAAACTGCCCGAAGGTATAGTTTGGGCTCCAATAATTCCATCTACCGCCAATGACGCTGTAGTAGCTACAAAAGCCGCAGTTAAACAAGCCGCGACCGAAAAAGCAGCAGCAGACAAAAAAGCGGCTGATGCCAAAGCTGCTGCTGATAAGGCCGCAACCGAAAAAGCCGCAGCAGACAAAAAAGCAGCTGATAAAGCGGCTGCTGATAAAGCTGCGGCAGACAAAAAAGCGGCTGCTGATAAAGCCGCAGCAGACAAGGCCGCAGCTGATAAGGCCGCAGCAGACAAAAAAGCAGCTGATAAAGCGGCTGCTGATAAAGCTGCGGCAGACAAAAAAGCGGCTGCTGATAAAGCCGCAGCAGACAAGGCCGCAGCTGATAAGGCCGCAGCAGACAAAAAAGCAGCTGATAAAGCGGCTGCTGATAAAGCCGCAGCAGACAAGGCCGCAGCTGATAAGGCCGCAGCTAAACAAGCGGCAGATGAAAAAGCCCTTAAAGATGCGCAAGCAGCCCATGATGCACAAGTAGCTAAAGACGCAAAAGCCGCAGCAGATCGTGACGCTGCAAATAGTAAAAAAATAGCTGATGCTAAAACCGCAAAAGACTTAGCTGATGCCAAAAAAGCTGTTGATGACCACAACAAACAAGTAGCTAAAGACGCACAAGCCGCACGTGATCGCCAAGATGCAATTGATAAACAAGCAGCTAAAGCCGCAGCAGACAAAAAAGCAGCTGATAAAGCGGCTGCTGATAAGGCTGCAGCTGATAAAGCGGCTGCTGATAAAGCCGCAGCAGACAAAAAAGCGGCTGCTGATAAGGCTGCAGCTGATAAAGCGGCTGCTGATAAAGCCGCAGCAGACAAAAAAGCAGCTGATAAAGCTGCAGCTGATAAGGCCGCAGCAGACAAAAAAGCGGCTGATAAAGCGGCTGCTGATAAGGCCATAGCAGACAAAAAAGCAGCTGATAAAGCGGCTGCTGATAAGGCCGCAGCTGATAAGGCCGCAACCGAAAAAGCCGCAGCAGACAAAAAAGCAGCTGATAAAGCGGCTGCTGAACAAGCCATTAAAGATGCGCAAGCAGCCCATGATGCGCAAGTAGCTAAAGATGCACAAGCTGCAGCAGATCGTGACGCTGCGATTAATAAACAACTGGCTGATGCTAAAACCGCAAAAGACTTAGCTGATGCCAAAGCAGCTGCCGATGCCCATGACGCGCAAGTAGCTAAAGACGCACAAGCCGCACGTGACCGCCAAGATGCAATTGATAAACAAGCAGCTGAAGCCGCAGCCGCACAAGCCGCACGTGACCGCCAAGATGCAATTGATAAACAAGCAGCTGAAGCTGAAGCCGCAGCCGCAGCCGCAGCCGCAGCCGCAGCTGAACAAACTGGCAATCAAACCGGTACGGGCATAGACACCGGTATGGGCACAGACACCGGC